CAGGCATTAATCTCATCAATAGATTTGCCTGATTTTTTACGATAAACACCAACTATCTCTTCTTTTATCTGATCAAGAATATCCGCTTCTTCACGCAGTGCCTTTGCATCGCCAACCACCATACTCCACGGATTATGAATCATCATAAAGGCAACCTCAGCTACAACGGTTTTTTCTGCTCCCAAGGCGATCAATGAAGCAATAGAAGCGGCCATACTATCTATATGAGCAATAGTTTTTGCCTTACTTCTCTTAATAGCGTTGTATATATTGACGCCATCACCTACATACCCGCCGAGTGAGTTGATACGAATATGCAAAGTGCCGCCTTTCATGGCATCCATCTCTTTGACAATATCGGTGATAGAGAGAGCATACTCATCAATATCATCATAGATATAGAGTGTCTTTTCCTCACCATTTGCGCTGTTCTCTATGTGGTATCCGGCCTTAGTTTTCCCCTGTATTTTGTTCAAATATACCTTTATTTTGTCCGTTTCCTCGCCTGAAGCCGCCTCAAAGCTCCCATCATGGTCTTTACAATGGCTTTTTGCCTCAGATTCCCCCCAGGTATCTTTATTGTATCGGTAGCTTTCTTCAGTCGTGCTGTCCTCACCCTTGAGCTTGCCGATAATGACAGAGTATTCCTTCCCTTCATGTTCTCGCTTGATGGTACGGAAGCTATCATCTTCAAAGGCGTCAGGGTCCTTGATATGGCATGTATGTTGATTTGGCAAAGGCATGATTACCTCCTATTTTAACGATTTCTCGGCTTTATTTATCCCTATCTCCCTGGTTTGCGTCTTATTGGGATCGAGGGTTATTATCTTTTCGGCATCTCTCCTTGATTCCTTCTCGTAGGTGCAGGCAATAGTGGCGGCGTCCCCTCTTTCTTCGGCTGCTCTTTTGCCATGCTCAGCGGGATCATATTCATCGGGACAAAATGCTCATCCCCGCCCTCAATGGGGTCCATATCCTCTAATTCCCGGATGTCGTTGACCGAAAAAGCCCCGATATTGAACATTTTAGAGTAAAATTCGGAGCGAGCAGTTGAATCCCCTCGTAAAAGACCCGCTACAGAGTGCTTGAAATAGAGACCGCTCTCTATTTGCCGTTGCGTCAAAAGCTGTAAAGCATAGCTTTGTTCAAGCCGGATAAGCCAGGGCATGATTGAGTCTGTGACAAAAGAGATTTGCTCCTGCTCGATGTTAGAATTATGAACAACAATCCCATTAGCAATAAAAGAATGCGTTTGATCAACTGTGAGGTCATAAACCGGTTCATGAATAATGCTTTTATCTATGTTTACAATCCTTGCAAGAGAACATCCTTCAATATCAAACCCCTTTCCGCCATACCCCGGATAATTTCTATCTTTTTTATTAAAGGGTTTTCCATTATTCAGGCGAAATACATATTCAGAGGTATGAGATCCGATTAAACGGTTACTTCCAGGGTCGGAACAGGTAAAGCAATATTGCTTAAAATCTTTTAATTTTCCGCTTGGGAGTTTTGTTGTTCCAGTTTGACATCTTAAATTAGTAACAGGTATATTGAGGCTCATACATAAATGTCTTATTTGCGACAGCATAATTTCATTACATGAACTAAAAGAAATCCGACCTTTTTTATCTACTGAACCGTCTGCATCAAGAAAACCTCGGAGAAAAGCAAGTTTTAATGGATTTGAAGCATTAAAAACCCAACCGGGCACTCTTTTTGTTCTCGCTATTCCACTAAAACCAAGATCAATCAATTCTTTAGCTCCAGTAAAAGAATTGAATCGAGTATTATTCTTGATTTCTCTTATAAGAATTGGTTTTACAGTGGATATATTTCTATTTAAAGCCCACAATTTCCCTGATAAAATCTTGGTTATAGTATCCCTTGAGACACCATAATCTTTTGCAATACTATCAGTTGTTTCCCTAATTTTTATAAGTTCTTTTATTTCGTCAACTTGATCTTTGTTCAATTTTGCACAGGGGGATTCATAATGATAGGTTCTATGGATTATGTTTTGTATTGAACAGATGTTTGCACTATACCTTCTTGCAATATCCATATTGGTTAAAACATTTTTCCCTCTTTTCCGGATTTCTTCTATATCCTTTTCTGTCAATTTAGACATTGGGTGTTGTTCACCATTTCGATATTCGTATCCGCCAGAGGTAAATAGTTTTTTTGCAATTTGTCGGTAGTAATCCATATAGGAAGCATGATCAGACCTTGCAATCGTAACCCATGAAGGCTTCCCATTTTGTCGCATCACGTTGCCGTCTCCCATAAGAAGTCCGCAAAACTCCATAAGTTCGACAGATATATCATCTCCATTTTGACGTTTTGGTATAGAAGATTGCACATCGGGGAGGCTTTTTAAGGTTACTATGGTATCGCCTTTATTTAATTGACCTGCTGGAACCCATTTTGTTATCCATTGATCTCTGCTTTTCTTTCTTATTAATAATGGGTGTTTTGCATTACAACGGATTGTTCTGTTTGTGGTTTTGATTGTAAAAATTTGATCTATCCCTGAAAAAGAAGACATTATCACAGGAGATAAATTCCATCCTGTTCTATCCAAAGACCAAACCTTCTCACCTATAGAAATTTCAGATATACTTTGAGGCCCGTATTGTGTAAAAACTTCCTCGCTCGCAGGCAAACAAAACGAACTTTTTGTCAGGTCCTTTAGCTTATGCGGGGGCAGATTGAACCATCGAGCTATCTCAGGTATAGTAAATTGCCTGCTTTCAACGAATTGGGAGTCTTCTGGGTTAATCGCTAGCTGTTTGAACTGCATACCCTCTTCGAGTAGCATAAGCCGGTGAGCATTACTTAATCCCGCATACGCTTTCGTTAATGCCTTCTTTAGATTATCGTCTTTCAGGATATGCGGATGGGTAACGATCCCGCTCGGGTGAATCCCCTCTGAGAAATATCGGCTCCCAAAGGTCTCCATGGCCATACCAAGGCTGATTGACCTACGGGCCATAGCAATGACAGAATAGCCCTGGTAGCCGTCGAAACCAAGGCCAGGTATATGTAAGATTCGCTCCCTTGGTAGCTCTATGTTCTCGCCGTTTACCCTTATTTCATAGATGATTTCCCCCCCCTTGATCTTCATTCGTACCCTGTCAGGCGGTATCGGCCATAGTTCCTGTACCCGTCCCAGCTTATCCCGTGCTATCTCGACATAGCCGTTGCCATAGATGAGGATATGGGCCTGCATAACCTCTCGCCCTGTCATAGCTGTCATATAGGGGTTCCAGCGAGAGTGCATGATGTGATAGAGGGATTCGTCTAAGGCGAAATGCTTTGACTTCTTCTCCTGCCGGTATAGGTGCAAGGGGAGGGAGCCGACTGTTCCCGATATCAGAGAGACGGCATTATAGACGGCAGAGAAGGTAAGGGCAGAGTGTTCAGTCACCACCTCCCCTGATAGCGATTGTGAGCCGTAGAGATTCCATAGTGATTGATCCCAGGATTTGGGGTCGTTGAGAGAGAGATTGAAAATTCTCTTGAAACCGCTTTTCAGGTTATAGCCGGCATACCATCCAAGCAGCTTGATTTTTTCTGATAGGTTCAATAGGCTCCCTCGATTAAAGGAAAGTGATCCATGGTGGTATTATGGAAGGAAATTTATGGCTGGACAAATACAGATGGGACAAATGTTACAGAAAATGAAGGGGAAAAGGCAGGTTTATCAAAAATAAGGCTTAATCATCGTCCAAAATAAGCCGCTCGACATCATCTCGTTTGATACGGATAGTGCCATGCGGCCCGACTTTGACAGCAGGGATATGGCCCTCATTTATCCATCTATAAACGGTCTGGGTAGATATGAAAAATAGTCCTGCCACCTCATCGGGCCGGAAAAGCGGTTTATCGGGGATGAGGTTATCCATGGTTATTTTTCTTTATTCTGTTTCAAAGTAAACTTTTGGGATATCAATTTCTTTCACGGTCATTTCACCGAAGTCCACTTCATAGAGGTGGGCATCATACTGGTCTGGCTCTGGATATGAGATTAATTGATTTCTCCCCCATACCAGGATTGCCGCCTCTTCAGGTGATTCAACAATCTCGCTTACTACAAGTTGATGGTGTATGTTGCTGAAAATATGATCTCTGAAGATCATGCAGAATAACATTTTCATCTTGTCTCTCCTCTCCTTTCAATGTGGTTTATCCACGCACCGGCCCCCGTGCCGTGAATCGCCCGCTGGTAAGGCTGAAATTCTTTATCGAGCTAAAAGGAATACAGGCAGAGCCTATAACATCCAGTTGCGTAATTCTGCCGTGAGCTATCCAGAGCTTGAGGGTAGCCTCCGAGACGCCGAGATAGTTGGCCGCCTCGAAAATGGTGAATAGCTTTTCGTCTTGGCTGTCTTTTAGTTCGGTTGGTTTCTTTGGTTTCTTAGGCATCGTCTTTCCTCTCCTCTCCTATTACTAATGGTTTATGGCATTTCATACACACCAATACTGGGTGTTGTGCCGTTAGTTCCTTGCCGATAGGGGATACTATGGCCGATACGGTATAGACCTGGACGGCAGGGATAAAGTAAGGGCAGCCGCACTCGCATACTCGAGGGGTTGCGTTAGTCAGGTCAACTTGTATCTGTTCCCCTGGTTGTGCTGGTTTATAGGCCAGGTTGTGCTTTAGTTTGCTTATGTTTCCCATGGGTCTCCTCTCCGTTAATCATCTTTCCAATGATATGCTATTATTACATAGCTGAAAAATGCAACGCCAATTAAAATATCAACTATTAATGCTAAAGTAGAATAACCCAATGCAAACTCAATAAATAACTTCCATAGGTAAATCATTTTCTCCTCTCCATTTTAAAAGGCTAATTTATTTTTAAAATATAAGGGCCCACTTCCCTGAAATGATACAAGTCCTTTTTTCAGTGACTCTAAAAAAATTATTCCATTAAATTCTGGAAAATAATCACCAATATTAACCTGTGATGATGTGACATCTGTTTCGATGTTTATTTTTCCTTCCCATCTTTTAGGGCCATAAATATCCATTCCTTCTTCATCGGCTGGATTACGTTTTACCGTTTCAATAGTTTGAAATCCTTGAATATATTGACACTCACATAAACTTTTATAATAACTATCTGCTCGACGGAAAGACCGTCGTAGGCGCTTTCCGGCACCTCTGCCATATCCCTGCTCTTGAGTCCTATCGCCATTGCAAGGGCTATCGCCCCATCAATACGGAACCGTGTCTTTGACTTGTCGAGCTTCTTATTCCCTGCCGGATCAGAATCAGTTATGGCATTACTGATATTCCACGTTAATACCGGATTCCCATCATGTATAAGCCGCCTCTCTAAGATTGATATCTCCAGAGCTTCAAGTGACGGGCTCATATCTTTGTATCCCTGCCCCCAGGGGACAAGACGCAATGCTCCTGCACGGGCGGTATCTTTCCCTTCTACATAGCAGTCAAGCCCAATATCGGCCATAGCGTTCAATAGATCATCAATGCGCCACCTGTCGAACGCCATACCTATGATATTTTGGTGTGCCACTATCTCGGCCAATTCCTGGGCAATAAAGCTATATTGTATCGCACGGCCCGGTGTCGTAAGGATATATCGCTGTTTCTCCCACATCCGATAGGGCACCCGGTCCCGTGTCTCATGCTCTTGCAGGCTGTCCTTCGGTTTCCAAAACCAGGCCTTTACTCTCTCCTGTTCACCCGCCGTAACACCTATAAGGGCGGTTAAGTCCGTCTTGCCGGATAGGTCAAGGCCCAGATACATCCCCTCATCATGGGTTATGCCGGCATCGCCCTGGCATCCTACCCACTCGGCACGGGGGATAAAGGGGGATTGAGAATCGACCCTCTGATTAAGGTAAAGGTTACGGAAAGACGCCTCAAAGCTCGGCATCCTTACCGCCCGCTTTGCCGCCGTCCGCATTTCGGAGAGAGAACGAAAGTCCCCGAGAGCGGGGTTCGCCAACGTCCACAGCTTCTTATCGGTAAAGCACGCCTCATCATCAGCATCATCGGGGACAGCGTGTATAAGTGACAGATAGTGGTCGGGTCATGGCCGGAGAGACCATCATCAATGAGTTGGGATAGGATATGCTGGGGATCATTGCTTTGGGTGGAGATCGTTACAAATAATGGTTCTTCCCCTTCTTCACCGGATTCAAGCCTTGCGCCCATCGCTGTATCCATAGCATCATATAATGCCCTATTTTTTGCCTGAGCTAATTCATCATATACAATTAATGTAGGATTCTCCCCAAAATTTGTTCCTGCTTCAGCAGCTAATGCTTTATAGGCGGAACCATTGCCATAACAAACCATTGTTTTCGTTGAATCAACTATTTTTATATGTTGTCCAAGTTCAGAATCGGCTCGCACTATCTGGGCGGCATATTTAAAAACCTTTGATGCTTGTTCTCTTGAATTAGCTACACTGAATATTTCACCATTCACCGTAGCCTCTGGCCCAACAAGATGGACTAAAATAATACAAGCCAACAACATTGTTTTTCCATTTTTTCGACCAATGCTTAAAATGGCTCTAATTACTGTACGTAGTTTATTAGTTTTTATTGGGCCATAAACATTTCTAATAAAATTCTTTTGGAAATCACGTAGCTTAAATGGCTTGCCCTTTCCTTTACCGGAAGGCACAATCAATTTTTCTATGAAATCAAATATAAGCTGGACACGAAGGCTATAACCGTATCGTTTTTTCCAATAAACATCGAAAGACCACCATTCGTTAGAATAACGAGCATCTTTCTCTAATAAATATTTTAATTGGTCTCGATCTTTTTGGGTTATTTTTTTATATATGAAGTCATTCATTTTCTTTTGGCATTGTTAATTAAACCATCGAATTTTGATTTTGGGCCAGTGTTAATCACCATTTTTGCTCTGCTCGGTTGGTCAAGCCCCAATAAACTACCATGCAGGCGATATTCTGTAATGAGCTTGGGAAGTTGAACCGCCTTTGGGTTTGTCTTAGCTTCCATAACTTCATTACCGAGAGAATCCATTTTCTGAGTGTAGGCAACTCTGCCCTCTTTTTCTAAGTCCATTGCAACTTGCTGAATCTGTGAGGCGAGATAACACCGTATAGCTAAAAGGCCCTCTTCCGCCTCTGTAATAGCCCCCATCCGGTCTAAAATAGCCGCTTCACGATCCCATTCCTGGACAGCAAAAGGAAAAGCCTTCAGCCATTCAGGTATTGACGGAATGCCCTTAACTGGTATCGGTTCATGTTCATTGAGAGGTCGCTTGCCAGGGTTCCCCTCAAGTAATTTCATATATGTTGGCTTCGGTCTGTTTGCCATAATTATCCTATTCTACGTTGTGCTTGATACTCCGCTGCATTTTTAAGAGTGTTTATTACGAACTTGGCCATGTCTTTGTTTTCTATAATTTCTATAAATTCAAGCCGCTTGTTTTTATTCAGATTCATTGAGGTAATCAAAGAGATATTCCAGTTTTCGTTATATATGACCATTATTTTGGCATGATTGCTTATTGTGTATATGTTCTGTTCACTAATTGCTTTCTTTAATTCTTTGGAATATATCTTATTTCTCGAATCATAACTCCTATCTAGCAATATCTTTATAGTATCTATTTTTCCTGTTTCTTTAAGTATTCTCAATGCACCTATCGAATCAAGCCCTATTGTCCATGTCGCAATCCAGACATTTGATTTTCCAATCTTATTTAAAATATACCCTAATATGGCAACGAGTGAAAATTGACCATCTGAGAAACAATAAAGGTGCATATCCTTTTTAATCTCTCCAATGGTTTCCTTTAGGTTATCTCTAAAATTATTGGTAGTTATTAATTCCATAAGTCAAAAAAGCTCCAAATGCGAAATCTAAAGCGA